CAGCGGCGGCAGCCGTTGTTGCTACGCCGACCTGGAGCTTGCGAAGAGGATTGACGACATCGCTCGAGAAATCAGTGCTGAAAGCCTTGACGGGGGCGAGTTTGGACTGGAGGACGGTGATCGCGGCTTTTGTCGCGGTATCAACGACCAGTGAGGAACTAAATGTATTAGCCATTTGAGTTGGTTGGTTGGGTTACGTTTTTTTACTGAACATTTCCAACCCGTGCCGAAATCGCCTTTTCTAAGGCGCGGCGGTTGGCTTGGAAAAAGGCAAGGCGCTCGGGGCCAGCAGACATGGCTTCGTAGCGTTCAATCAGGGAAAGCTCGGGAGTGGTATCAACCATGTCGGGAATCTCGTCGGCTGGCATGAGTCCTAAGACGGTCTTGACCGAGCGATGGAGCATGTTGAGTTCCACAAGCTGAGATTCTTTGATCAAAAGGGTCTCTTTTACGGCCGCGAGTTCGCTGCGGATCGCGGCAAGCTCGGTGCGGTTACTTGAAAAATTGGTTTCGATTTCCCGAAGTCGGGCAAGTTCCGCAGGAACAATTAGCGGATTCTCAATCCGGTCGGGATTTTCGGGGGCCGCAGGAATAACGGGAGGCTCTCCGACAAGAAGCGGATTCTCACCGGCAGGAAGCTCTTCGGAATGGGCAGGTGAAGGTTGTTCTGGGGCGACTTCCTCAACAACCACCTCGGGGGCGACTGCGGGAACCTCTTCTGTGGTGGTGGCTTCTGTCATAGCGTTAAAAAGGGAGGCATTGAGCGCTGGTGCCTGGACAAGATCGCAGGAGTAAAGCTCCGCAATGCGGGCGGCATAGGCCACAATGTCGGTGGAGGAACCGAGAATTGGGCTTTCCTCTTGATCATCATCGCCGTCACCATCCGGCTCCTCGTCATTGCCCATGACTGGCTCCGGGGCATTCTGAAACGAAATGGAGAGTCCGAAATTAGATGGCATGGATTTTGCCATCTCAATGATCGTGTCGAACGATTCGTGCGATTTAAGAAGGTAAAGATCCCCGCGTACCTTGTCCCCGTCGCGGTAAACATCTTTAATGGCACCTACGAGGTCAGAAATCCCGCTACCGTGGTCAAACATGACGGGAACTCCGTCGGCAAATCCCATCGCAGCTGCGCAAACTTCATCCAAAGTCGTGTCATCGGCGATGATTGGTTCGCCGAGAAACTCATGTCCCTTGGCAGCGCCTTTAGTGATTAAAGAGACTCCACGGAGGACTCCGGCCTCGGCGTCAATACGCGAGTCGGCAGCTACGGCAAAGAGGGAGAGCTTGGACATTGCTTTTTCTTGCTATGTCAAATCATGCGCCTTTATTGACCCTGCCCACTTCCGGCAGAAGCCGATGGTGGGATCGCAGGAGCACCGGGAGCCGGAGGGAATACGTCGGCCACGGTCAACTCAACTCCTTCTTCCTTGGAAATCTCGGCAATCAACTTTTTGCGACGCGCGGCAAAACGGATAATGTCTTCGTCCTGTTTGTCGGCATCGAGTCCTTGCAAAGCGTAGTAGCGTTGCGGTGAAATCTGTCCGCGCAGGAAAAGGTCGCTCATCAGACGGCCATCGCGCCCGAAATCAACACTGAGGTCGGCAGGAGGCGTGAAATCGCATCTCCACCAATCGGATCCGTCTCCTGGCATCGGCAGGCGACCATTCTCAATCTCGTTCCAAATCCAAAAGCGCCAGAAGGGAGCAGCAAAACTTTGGATAATGATATCTTGGATTTCCTTAATCAGAATGGAGGCTTCTTCCAAGATCCAACGCTGGTTGGCACCACCGGCGTCGGTGGAATCAAAAAGAAACTGAGCTGATAGCCCAAGGCCAACTGCGATCTCCTCTTTCAGCGTGTCTAGGAAAGGTTTGATGTTGGCCGCAGGGTGGGAGTTGATCAGCGACTCTACTTTCTCTCCCGGCTTGAGCTGCGGAATAATTGACCCGTTGGTCATGGCGTCCACGGTCATCGGCTGGTTGGACGAATAGGAAGGTCCTTTCACAAGAGAGGATCCCAACCCGATAGTTCCCGCCTCGGGGGAGGTGATAACCATTGCCATCGAAGCACCGAGCTTGGCGCTTTGCTTCTCAAAAGCCAGATACTCGGCAATGTCTTGAAGAGTATTGGCAGCGCGGGCAAGCCATGACGGGGCGCGGGTATAGCCGAGGCGATAAGCGCGGCGGACTTGTGTCATGTCGCTGGCAGAAACATCGGTGAACTCGCTGGATCCCGGAGAGGCAAGTACCCGAAATTTCACGGGGCGTCCCTTTTTGTCCACCATGACGCCATCGCGCCAACCTTCATTTTCCTGCCCAATCACTGACCCAACATTCTCTCCAGGGATGAGGCGGAACATTCCGCGACCCGACTTGGATGTCATGCGCTGCCAAAAGACATCTCCTGCGATTGCCATCTGGCGGACAAGGAGGCTCTGCGCTTGGTAAAAGTTGACCCCACCTGCCACATCAACTCCCCATGCCGCATTGGTGCAGGCGTCTTGAAAGGCTTGTTCGGCGGTTCGGTTCCAAGCGTCATTCGAGGTGCGAGCCTGCGGAATTAGCGGTCCCACAAGACGGGCAATCTTCTCAACGGCTCCGCCGGCGAGACCTGAGTTGTTAAATAGCCAAGCGGCTTTCTTAATTAACTCTAAACGAGATCCAGATTGGAGCTCCTTTTGAGCGTCCAGCGTGGGGGAATAAACCCACATGCGTTGTGGGTTAAACCGATAAGCGGCTTCGTAAGCGGCAAAGTCCGTCTTTGAATCTCCGTCTGATTTTTTGGGGCGCCCTGCTCCTTCGCGGCGACCGCCACGGTTTGATTTTTTGATTTCGGCCATGACAGCCGAGACCTGTCAAACTTGACCGATTATGTGACTGCCCACGTCCTAGAATAATCGGGACGGGTCCCCAATTGGCGGGAAACAATTGATCCGTCGGCATTCAGGGGGTAATCCCCAAGTTCACGTCGCACATCCATGATACAGGCCAAATAATCCAAGCGCGGGAATGCCACTTCACCAGAAGCTGATCCTCCGTCGGCAGCAGTGCCGGTGATCGTCACTTCCTCAACGGCCAATGCTGCGATCGTATTAGAAAGAGCCTGTAAGTCGGAAAGGGATTGGAACCGAAGCCATTGCTTGATTCCTCCTATGTTTGGGGACGCCATGAAAGCGTCCGTCTGTCAAAGGAGGATCTAGGCTTTAAGAATGTGCCACGCAACCATCGTGAGCTTCAGCGCATCGGAGTAGTGATCCTTTTCAATTTTCTTCCATTCGTACTCTTTCCCAGAAGCGGTTTTTTTAGGGATGAGTTGCTGACCCGATAGTCCGCGAATGAAAGCGTCGGAGGCATTTTTAGGGATCCAGCATTTCGGTTTTCCTTCCTTCATGCGGTCAATAAATAGCTCTGTCTTGAGCGCATGATCTCCGTAGCCGTAGAGAACAATACCCGGAAACTCTGGAATGATTGTCTTGGTAATTTTATTCCCGAAACTTGCCCCGCTTCCCTTGGATGGATGGAAGAAGCGTCCGGACTCCATGCAAACATTGTAAACTCGATAGGCAGCGTATCCCGAATCTATAAGGCCCCCTGAAAGCTCAAATTCCACGCCTGTCGGGGTCAGGTATTTCCTGTCTTTAATAGCGATCAGATCCTCGGGGGTTTCAACGGTTCCGTAATCAATGACGTAGCTTTCCCCTTCTTGGGTAAAAGCGGTCGTGACCCAATGCTGCTGGTCTCCGCCCACGTCGGCACAAACAACAGCCAGCGCCGGCTCAATCGGACAAGTTCCCTTGGCGTATTCCCCGCGCAATTTGAAAACCGTATTCTGAGTAAGCGATTGCTGAACTTGCTCCCAAGGGCGGGCCATTGTGGAGTTCGTGAAATCCTGAAGTCCGTTGATCGTTTCGCAATCTCTTAGGAACTTCACAGCCAATGCGCCAAAGGTGCAAGACCGCCACGGAGCGTACAGAGAGTTTAGATGAAAAGATCGGAATCCTTTTTGCGCGGCTGGATTTGTGGATTCCCATTTTCCAAGTTGAAGGATCTCCATTTTTTGCCCGTCGTTAATTTTCTCCCCGCAGCGTTGGCAAAGGTAATGCGCGGAAGATTCCACTCGTGCCATGTTCCAATGACTCCCTTCCTTGGCCTCTGGATCCCATTTCACCTGTGACCATAGGAGTTCAATCCCTTGGTTGCAGTGAGGGCAGGGGAGCATGAACTTTTCCTGAGTTCCTTTAAGATATTCTTGCCAGATCGCTCCGTCGGGCGTGGTGGGCGTGGATGTCTTGACCCGAAGCGCACCGACAAAGCTCTTCGTGCGGTTTTCTGCCAGGAGAAGGGCGGAAGTTTCTTGGTCAGTTTCCCTAGCAAACTTGTCCACCTCATCCATTAAAAGCAGGCCGGCAGGACGGCTCGCCAAGTTGGAAGGAGAATTGGACCCGACAAAGTTCAAAGTGCATCGGTTAAAATGCTGCTCAAGATTCTTCCATTTGTGCGGATTGCTTGGTTTTTGTGCTTCAAGGGTTGAAGAGTCATCAAAGAGAGGCATCCATCGAGTTTCTGAGAATGACCGAGCTAATCCTTCCGTCGGCATGACCCAGACGACCGGCTGCGGTTTGTTAATGATGCGCCAAGCGGTGCCGGCCTGAATCATCGTGGTCTTTCCCGTCTGAGTTCCAAACACCAGCACAAGGTCGGTGACATCTACATCGCCAAAGCATTCCAACGGCTCCCGAAGGTAGGGAGTCATGCGGGTGGAAAAGTTCCCCGGCATCTGGGTCTGGCGCTCGGAAAGGATCACTTCATCCGCGCACCATTGGTTAATTGTCCTGGTATCTATTGGCGACCAGATGTTTTCAACATTTTTACCAACAGCAATTATTCCTCTTTTGGCCACACATTCCCCCTCATGGTTTCAACTAATCTGCTGCACCATTCCAAAAGAGTTGTTTCAATTTCTTTTTGAGGTTGATTGCAAAGCCTCGGAGCCAATGTTTTTGGCATGATATCAATCATTCCCCGAGCAGCGCCAAAAGTTCTGTTGAACATGTCATTAGCCTCTTCAACATAGAGAGAAACATTTTGAGAATGCTCCCATTCTGAAAAATCCCTCTCGGCTTTAACCCTGTTATTTCTGGAAGCAATATAAACTCCGTTTGCTTTCCTGTAATCTTCAATACTTCCACCGCCTCGCTCAATTTCCCTGCGCTTTTTGTGTGCTGAATCTTCAGCGTCAATCGCTCTAGCCAATGATAACTCTGGAGTGTTAGCCGTTGGGATAGGATCTGGGGAATTATTAGAGCTTAAATTATCAATCGGACTAAGTTTTACCAAGTTGATTGGCTTTTTAGGTTTAGCGTGAACCATCCTCCAGGCATTTGCCGCGTCCACCGACGTTACTGGCATCCCTTTTTGAACAAACCGGCAGACGGTTGATTTGTTCAAAAAGGGATGCCAGTAACGTCGGTGGACGCGGCAAA